CCATGTCTAAGACCATATCTTTTGACGTTGATATTAAAACAGCGGGTGCGCTGCAAAAGATCGATGATCTTTTTACGGCTTACCAGAATGGTGCGGTCGAGGCTGGAAGAAAGCTTGAAGAAGCCCTTGGCGGCACGGTCAAAAAGCAATTGGTATGGGAAGCCCGTACTGTAGTGGAGGGTGGCGAAGAAGTTAAAAAACTGGTTCCTACATATAAAGAAATCTATAGCGAAGTCAATAAAATCGAAGGAGCACAGAAGAAACTTAATCAAACTCAGGCCGGTTCTGTAACAAGCCTGCGCCAACAGGTCAATGAAGCCAAGCAAGCCCGTGACAATATCGCCAAAATGGTTACCGTTACGGACCAGTATGGCAAGTCTGTTCAGACTGTTAATCCGGCATGGGATCTTGCTAATCAAAAAGTTAAGGCGCTGGAGACCTCTCTTGCGACGTTGACTGGAAACTTCTTCAAGATTGCACAGATAAATTTTCCCGGAATCGATCAACTTGGCAAGTTTGCTGGCGTATTTGGCCAGGTTGGTCAGATCATAGAAGGGGTCACTCAGGCTGTTCAGTTCTTAAATCAGGCATTCGATCCTCTGGTTCAAAGGAATAAGCAACTTGAAAACCTAAAGCTATCTCTTACGGCTTTTACCGGAAGTGCAGAAACAGCTAACGATATTCTTGGTTCTGCAAAGAATATCGCACTAACCTATGGTGTTTCGCTTGAAACCGTTGAAAAAGCATACAAACGCCTAACTCCGGCCATTGTGGCCAGCGGAGGAACGGTTGCAGACGCAGAAAAAGCGATTACTGCATTGGCTGCACGGACTGTCGCACTTGGTCTTAATACCGAGCAGGCAGGTCGATACCAGGAAGCCTTTGCTCAGGTTATGGGTAAAGGGAAGCTGCAGTCGGAAGAACTCAATCAACAGTTCTCGGAGTTGGACGGGGCCCTGAGGTCGCAGCTCGCGGCGTATGTTGAAGCTCAATACGGAATCACTGATTTTAACCAGGCCCTAAAAGATGGCTCAATTACTGCTGCCATTTTCCGTGAGGCCTTTGTTGCCATTAGTAGCGACCTGACGACCAAACTAGCGGGTGGTGTTAACGAAATCCAGGAACGAATTAGAACCCTTGGCCAGGAAGGCGGCCTGACTGTTCAGCAATTAGAAAACCTCAGAAATACCCTTGGTACAATTACTGCAGAAGGATTTGGAGAAACTTTTGCCGGACTTGGAAAATCGGTAGAGGCTGTTAAGACACAGTTTTCTCAGTTTTTTGCAGCTCTTGCGACTAACACACCGGCTCTTGCCGAAGGATTTAGTCAACTTTTTACGATTATTGGGAAGCTTGTCGAGGTCATTGTTGGTGGCCTGCTTGTGGCCGTTGCTGGTACTATTATTATCTGTGATCGATTGGTTGGAGTGCTTCAGGCCCTTGGTCAATGGATCGCAAGCAATCCAATTTTCAAGCCGATTATTGATGCTCTTGCATTTATTGGCAACGAATGGGATACACGCTTTGCCAAGGGATTTGATATTGTGATGCAGCTTGGTGAGTCGGTAGATACCACTGCTATCAAAATCCAGGATGCAGGAGGAAGGGCTGCTGAGCTGAGTCAAAAATTTGCAGAAGGGAAGATCACCGTTGACGAATACAGGGACGGTGTTGCAAAAATCAAAGAGGAGATTGACGGCAACGTTCAAAAAGCTAATGATGCCTATGAAAATGAAAAGACAAAACTAGCCGAATTGAAGGAGGAATTGAATCAACGTTATGATGACGAGAGCACAAGGCTGCAAGGTCTAATTCAAGAGAAGCAGGAAATTATTGATGCAGAGAAAGAAAAACTACGGGAAGTTATTGATCAAATTAAAGAGGATTATGCACAAAGATATGATTTGTTGGATCAGGAAAAAACAAAAGTAGAAGAGCGTTATGCTGCAGAGCTTGCTGCCATTAAGGAACTCACTCCGGCTCAACAAGAACAGCTTAATCTGAGAAAGCAAAAACTTGAGGCTATTATCAATAGCGCAGATGCGACCTACGAAGAGAAGGTCAATGCTCAGGCGTCACTAGATACGATGCGGCAACAGGAACAAGTTGCAGCTCTTCGCGCAGAAAAGGAAGGCAAAATCAGTGAAATCACCGATGCTCGCAAGCAATTGCAGCAGGATGAAACAACAGAGATTCAAAATGCCACAACAGCATCCGAAAATAGAATTGCAGCAGAGAAGCAGGCCGTCAAGGACCTGAAAGCTGCTCTAGACGAGAACAAGCAAAGACAGAAGGATATGAATAAGCTCATTGATGAGCAAATTGGCAAACAGAATGATACTAGCAAGGCTGTTAAGGATACGGAAAATCGCGTTAAAGATCAGATCGTTCAGGTTCAAATTGCTCGCAATAGATACGAGGAAGCTAAGCAGAAAGCAGAGGCTCTTAAGAATCAGATTGATCAAGCATACAAAAACCAGCTCAAACTAAACCAGGAGGCCGCCAAATTCAAGTATCCACCGCCGCCGCCAAAGAACAAGTTCCTAGGTGGCCCTGTTACGGCTGGCGAGAAGTATACTGTTAACGAGTTTGGTCGAGAAGCATTCCTGTCTGCTAGCGGCAAACTTACCGAGATCGGTGCTCGCCCATGGGGCACCTGGAGGGCACCTTCTTCTGGTACGATTATTCCAGCAGATGTATATGCAAGCCTGAAAGCCGCAGCGGCCTCCAGGAGCGCCTATAAGGGGGTTGGTCCCTCCGCCTATGGTGCGGGCGGGAGCGGACTCGGAAGCATGCTGCGGGGGCTCACAGGGGGCTCTCAGGACCGAATCACAAACAATGTGACTATTCATACTGCCAACCCGGTACAGGCCGCGAGCGACATCCTGGTTCAAATGACCAAGCTTCGCAGGCTTCGGTACTCTTGATTACTGATTGCGGCATCCATGTTCTTCTTCGGGGATCCTTCGGCCATTGCTGATACATATCTTGAGAAGGCAATACTGGGCTCTACGGGGGTAGTGGTTGATGGTACTCCTCTGGAAGAGATGCCAGAAAAAATCTTATCTGGCTATATTGTGTATTTTCGGCTAGCTTACAAGAGAGCAAAAAAAGACGAGGCACCCCAGGAAGTTCTGGACGAGCTGATGCGTCGCTACGATGAGGTCTTTGTGGTCTATGCTGCTAAATCTCAGGCATTCAGGGACCTGTTGCCAACTGGCCGCCATGAATGGCTTGGTGGTTATACGATAGAAAACAAGCAAAAATACCTCAGGCTAGCTGGCCTGTCTTCGGCAAACTAACCCAGCTACTGGCCGAAGATGTCTCAAATTGGGGTTTCTTATACACCCTCCGGCGGCTCTCCGGTCTATAATTTTGTATTCACTGAGTTTAGTGATCCTGGATTTCCGAGAACATATTCCGGTACCGCTTCTTTTTCTTTTACGGCATCTGGCAGCCCTAACCTGGCCGGGCCACCTTATGCCCAAAAGTATATCTGGGCAATTACTACTAGACTCAGCATCTCCGATGCAGAATCTTTTGATGCCATGTATCGAGCATGGGATGCAGACAGGTCTGATGGCCTAGCTGCGGCAGTTGGGATAACCGATGAAACCTTTGGGGACACAGTAAACGCAAGTGCCGTTTTTACCACGGCCCCCAGCTATAGTAAAATGGGTCATACCCATATCTGGGTCTCTTTTGGTCTGACGGAGATTTGATATGTCATATTTGATTAACCAGGCAAGGGAATTCTTTATTACTGTCAATGGGGTCGACTATAGCGATTACCTGATTGACTTTCAGGTAAGTGATGATACCTGCGAGATGAACGGGCTGGTCAAGACCACGGGTGCCGCTGTTTTTAGCACCTATGGCCCCTCTCCCGTAATAGAAGACTATGGACGCGACAATTTCAAAAGAGGTCATGTCGTCATCCTTGATGTTCGCATTCCTGGCGGCAGCATCGTAAGACATCCTAGGGGGTATCTATATGTTGTCGCTACCATCTATAATCCGGAACAAAATACACTGGCGGTCGAACTAGCCTGCAGGCTCGGCCTTGCTGCGTTGACCGATGAAGTCGACGCTCTATTACCCCTGGCGCCAATACAACTTGAGATTGCCGGAGAATCTCTTGCCAATGTGAGCGGCTCTTTCGCTGCAGACGGTAAATACCTGTTTCAAAATAATACGGGGGCACTTGTTAGCAATATCTATTTCAATGGAGATGGGTATGGTACCGCTGCTCCTGGTGAATGGGTCAGCGTCCTTGGTGGAACATCTTTGGCGAATTCTCCGCTTGCCAGCGATAGCGGCGTACCCGATGAAATCGAAATTAGTTACAGCATTCCGTCCGGCGCCCTTAACTCGGACCAAAGAGGCAAGATCGATGTCGTAGAAACAACCTCCTATTACTTCGTTAGTTATCCTGCTATTATATTTACCAGAAAAAATTCTTCTGGCACTACTATCAATCCCGGAGGCACGTCTCCTCAACCAGACACAAAGGATAGCGGTTGTGGTGACTATGATACGCCACCGGATCCGGGCGGTGGCGGAGAGGTCGTTTCTTGTTCCGAGCTTTATGAAACCACGCAGCAGGTGACATATGTTCCGGCAACAAGGACGGAAACCAGTACCACATATTACAGTGGACCGGGTGGACAGGTCGATTATACTGTCTCGGAGACCTATGGTCCAGCGATCGAAGCCAATAGTCAGTATTTTGCTGATAAATACTCGTTCTGCCGATACACCTTTGGAGGATCATGTATTCCCAATGGTGGATGCCCAATGGATGGCCTTGACAATATCCTTCTTCAGAGAACGGAAACTAGGAACTATTTTGGTACAGGAAATCAGCTAGTAAGGACCGTAACTGATCAATTTGTACCCACCATTTCCGGAGCACAAACTACTGACTGGAGAGCCGGGACCACAAACGGAACGACTGGAACTTTTACCACTCTTTCTACAAGCAGTACCTATCGAGTTCAGCGACAAGAATCCAGATACTCTACCCAGGGAGAAAACACGAACGTCGAAGAACAAGATACCTACGATAGCATTACCTCCAGAGGAAGCGGTATCAATAGCGGTGGCAGTATTGATGCCTTGGCTGGAATTAAAACCAGCACAAGAAGAGTTTCCACTACGATTACGACTCTTCCGCTGAATCCCGACATCGTCAACAGCCCTACGACTCAGACAGAAGAAAAGAAAAAGACAATTACGCTGTATTCGACCAGATATACGGCTACACCGGGAGAGGCCGGTCCTCTGGTCAAGAAGGTTCAAGTTCCCGTACCAATTCTTAGCGACAATGTTGGTACAATTACCGGCATTGTTAATCGTTTCTCTGACTATATTGAACGATTTACCAAGGGCGTTGCATTTGGCACGGTAATTGTCGAGGCCTTACGCGAAGATATTATTACCAACTGGCGGCCTGGTATGCCATTCCGCTATTATGATCCATATAACAACAAGCTGTCTGCGATGCGGATGGATGCCTGCACCTGGTCGGTCAAACCAGAGGGGATGGTTGTTGGTATGAATGGAATATGGGTCGGGGATACCAATGGAACTGTTACCCTGCCCAATAATCTTGTCGGCAATTCGTTGCCAGACATGGGCAGCGGAGGAACCCCCCCTCCCGGACCTGGTGGTCCTCCCACTGTCGACGGAGAAACTAATAACAATAATGGCAAATTTGTTTTTGTTGTTGATGTTAATTTCAATCTCTATGTTGAGAAAGATTTCTGGGGCGAACAGGGAGTTCATCCTCAGTTTCCGTCCCTGGCGAACAGGACCTTCAATATCAATCAGACGCTGACTGTTTGGGTTGGAGGAATCATTGTGGCGCCAGGGGATCTTTTGGCCCTGAACGGAGATGGTGGAATTCCGGCCGAATACAATGGAAGCCTCCTGGTTGTCGGTGCCGCCATTGTCGACCCAGACGTATTTACATAGGAATCCTACGTCGGTTTCGTAGCATCCAATGGCTATTGCAGCGCAAATTGCTCCAAGCGAACTGGAGGACATTGTATCCAACAGGTACGTTGGCCAATACTACGAGGCCAGGCTGATCTATGCACCCGGAACCTCTTATCAGCCAGGCATTACCAGTGATGCCACCTTCCTGGGTTTTGAGGTTGCCGGTGGAACTGCTGGTTACAGAAAGCAGATCATTAGCTATAGTGCCCCTGACGTGGGCGCCTATGCCGATGATGGAGTTGGTCTTGCCACCAAGGCAACGATCTTCGCCCATGACGGAAGTGGTACGACTCTGAACTTTTCTCATGTAGCGCTCTGCAAGAGCGAGGGCAATGCGCTGACCCTTGGGGCCAATACGGTCAAGCCTAGCGCGGCCGTTAATGGCACCTATACGAATCTACCAGTAACCACCACGGGCAGTGGCTATGGTTTAACGGTCAATGTAACAATCAGCAATCTTGGTGCAGCTCTGGGTGACTATGCTGTTACCATCAATAAGCCGGGCTATGATTATGCTGCATCTGATCCTATTACGATTACTGATGCGGTGCTGACGGCTGCTGGAGCTATCACAGGAGGTGCTGGACCTTTGACGCTTTCGGTTGCGACTGTTACGGCTCCGGCGGATGCCGGTCAACTGGTTGCGGTGGCAGAGACTTCTGGCACGGTAGCCCTGACCGCTGGCAACGAAGCCGCTTTCTACTGGAATCTTAAACAGTACGGATTCTATTCTGCCTGATGACTTATAGCACTGGTAATCCAATTTACGATAGAGGCACCGAGTCTGTCATCAGTATTGCCGCGCAACCACGCGAAGTTTTGGCTACTCAGATCGAAAACAGATACAAGGTTTTGGAGGATAGGAAAGTCCAGGGCACTGCTAACACTGGAGATTTCAAAGGGGCATCGGTCCAAGGCAAGTTTCTTAAATGGAACTATGATGGTTCCGTCATTGTTGAGTACAACAACAAGAATTACAAGACAAAGCCACTTGGTTTTACTGCTATCCCGAAAGGGACTACGGTAGAGCTGACCTACGTCAGCGGTATCTACTATTCAAAATGGTAAGCCATGGCAATTGATCCAAGCGCACTTTCAAGTCAAACCGTATTCAATAACTATGATGTAGTTATTGAAATGGTGACCTCACGCCCTCGTACGGACAGGGAAATCAATCCGATTGGCACGCCGGGCAAAATTATTGGCTTCTACAACGTTCAAATCGATGCAGTTGAGTTATTTATCATAAATGCTTTTGGCAACCGGTATATCAAGCTTATCTGATGGCTATTAAACCTGCGATTCTTGATGTTGGTCCCACCGTGCAGAGGGCCAATGTTCCGGTAACCATTGTTCCTGTCGTCAGCCAATGGGATCCTATTGCAGAAGAAGGCTATGTGCTTGACGGAAGTCCGAGTCGACTAAATTTTAGTGGTCCAACAAATACTATTTGGGTTTTAACTGATTTCACTCCAACAGAAGAGGGCAGGCTGCTTTGTTCTTCAACAAGAAACACGGACGGTACCTTTACGCTAAAGCTGTATTGCACCGTAGATACTGGTTCTTCTCTGGAGTGGAAGCGTGTCGCTCTGTTTAGCGGGGCAATCAATATCGATACCGGTAAGACATTCGATACGCTTTCCTTGCTCCCGGGCCCCAGTGCGGGCTAGGCAAACTAAGCGAACTCTGGAGTAGATATGAGCAGTTCTTGGTGGGGAAACGATTCTACTTATGAACAGCGAAGTGCTGCTGCATGGAGCTTTCTCAAGGATGGTAACTTTTATACTCCGATTGGAGGTACTAGCTGCAATGATTCTTTCAAGTGTGCAACTGGATATTCTTGTGTCGACGGGAGATGTGTTTCCAATACTGTACTCAACGAAAACGGTGGACAATGCGACGGGGACAATCCCTATGGGGGCGGCAAGCAGACTTGTTATCGAGAACAGCCCTCTAGCGGTTGCATAACTGGAACTTGTGGCTCTACTTACGAAGCAGACTGCTGTGGTGAGAGATGCTGTCGTTTTGACGCATATGGGACAATTAGGTGCTTTTGCGGAAAGTGCCCAAATATCGGGGGCCAGAGATGCGGCTATGAATATGCCGCTATATTGTTCAACTATGATCCTGTTCCGGAGGAAGACCTGATTGTACGAGATTATGGTGAATGCGATTTTGGACTAGGGTGTGTTTATGAAAATCCAGATGGAGTTGGAGCAGATAAGGGCATTGGCACATGCCAAGAATTAAAGCCATGTATTGACTACTGTGACGAATACTATAAAACAAATGGGCAATTGGCGGGAGGATGCAGTCGTACTTGGGTGTGCGATGAATGCCAGGAATGTACCGGTGAGGCAGAGAATATAGGTGGAACTTTTAATTATTGTAGGAATCTTCCCTCCGGAGAGGCTCCTCCGTGCTGGTGCGACGGAGGAAAAAGAGATGAGTGCAGTCCCTATTGTAATGAAGATGGTACATATAGCAATTTCTATCCAGGAAACTGTGCATTTTGCTGCGATTATACAGACTACTGTGGAGACACCGGCAGGGTTATTAGCAAGCAGTATTGTCAATATGGATATAATGATGCAGAGGGCAATGCCTCCAAAGACCGCTGTGAGAAAGCAAAAGAGCTATTTGAGGTAGCTTGTGAAGACCTGAAGCAAAAGCTGGAGGATGAAGAGAAAAATGCCGGTAGCGATTGCTATGAATCCTGTATCGATGGTATCGAAACAGGTCCTGGTCCCTGCAATTTCGTCGGCCCGGCGGCCGGTCCAGGAATTAAGAGGACTGTTACTGGATGCCTTGAAAATCCAGGAGGCGGTGTTACCTTTTTTGTTAGAGATTGTCAGCTGGTAGGCGATGGTTGTTACAAAAAAGACCCAACCAATCCTGTTAATAATATCACCACGGCCGAGTGCGATTGCAACGCAGCATGTGGCGACGCCGGTTATAGCTGCAATAGCGGAAGCTGTCAACAGAATTAGACCTGGCATCCTAACTTAGCCTTTGTCCAAGCATGGCAGTATTCCCGGATCATATTGTTCTCAAGAATACTACGGACGGGGCCGCTGCTACGGTTGCTGCTCTTTCTGTTGAAGGCGTCCTGAGGCCAGGAGAGCTATGCGTTCGCCGCTTTGCCGATGGAGTGGCCCTGTATGCCCTTGATGCCAATAACAACGTAGCCTCTGTCTCTGGTTCTGGTGGAGCGGGTGGTGCCGGTGGTACTGCTGGGACTGTTATTCGTGTCTCGGAGGCACAAACTGCGGCTTCCGGTGCTGCTACCTTCACTGGAATCGGTGCTTCTGGTCAACTGGTTAAGATCGAAACAGATATTAACGCTTGGGTTGTATTCTATCCAACTGCCGCCGACAGAACCGCCGATGCGGCTCGTGGTTATGGTGTCGACCCTGCGCTTGGTTCCGGCGTTCTTGCCGAATACTGGGTAACGGCTGGAACACCTGTTTATGCAACTCCTGGAACTATCTATTTCAATAATGATACGACCGTAGCAGACGCTATTTATGTTGCTGTTAGAGACCAGTCCAGCAATAATGTCAATGCAGAGATTACGGTCACAGCATTTGCCCACCAGCAATTTGGAGGAGTTGGCCTTAATCGACTTGCAGATGCGGGCACGGCTTCTGGTGGCACGCTTGATTTGGTTGGCATTGGACAGGCTGGTTTTCTGGTCTCAATAGAATCTGATCTGGAAGC